GCAGACGGATCAACAGATCCAGGTAGATCAATTTACTTAAAATATACAGGCACACTTGATTCAGCTTGTACTATTACTATTGGACCAAATACCGTATCAAAGCTTTGGTTTATAGAAAACGGCACTAGCGGATCACAAAACATAATTATTTCGCAAGGTAGTGGTGCTAATGTAACCATACCTGCTGGTCATGTAAAAGCTATTTATTCTGATGGTGCTGGTTCTGGTGCGGCTATGGTTGATGCATTTACTGATTTAAATTTAGCAGGCACGACAACAACATCTTCATTAAATGTATCAAGCGATTTAGACGTTGACGGTACAGCTAACTTAGATGTAGTTGATATAGACGGTGCTGTAGATATGGCTTCTACTTTACAAGTAGACGGAGCTATAACTTTTAGTAGCACATTAAATGGAATTGATATTCTAGCTGATACAACAAACTTTACTGACAGTATTTTAATTAGTCAAAACGCAAGCACAGGTACTTTATCAAGTGCTATAGGAAATACAGGTTTAGGTGATAGTGTTTTTGCTGCACTAACTTCTGGTGATTACAATGTTGGTATAGGTAAAAATGCACTAACAGCAAACACAACTGCAATTAATAACACATCTATAGGTTCTTTTAGTTTAGCTACTAATTCAACAGGACAGTTTAATACAGCTATAGGTTATGCAGCTTTAAATCAAAACACCACTGCTAGTGAAAATGTAGCTATTGGTGGTGGTGATGGGTCTTCTTATAGTGGTGCTTTAGGCTCTAATACAACAGGTGCTAAAAACGTAGCTGTTGGTAATGGTTCGCTTGTTGCTAATACTACAGCCTCAAATAATGTAGCAGTTGGGTATAACAGTTTATTGGTAAACACCACAGGTACAAGAAATAATGCTTTTGGGTCGGCATCTTTAGATGCAAATACTACAGCTTCATTTAATAATGCTTTTGGTTATAATTCTTTAGGTGCAAACACCACAGGTGAAGAAAATGTAGCTATGGGTGATAATGCAGCAGCAGCCAATACAACTGGTGATAAAAATACTGCAATAGGCACAAGTTCTTTAGCATCTAATACTACAGCCGATAACAACACCGCTTTAGGATATGCTGCTCTAAACGCAAACACTACAGGCTCTTTTAATGTTGGTATAGGTAAAGATGCACTACTAGCTAATACGACTGCTGCTCAAAATACAGCAGTTGGTGGAGTAGCTTTAGCTGCCAATACAACAGGAGCTAATAATACAGGTTTAGGTACTTCTGCTTTAAATGCTAATACAACTGGTTCTTCTAATGTAGCAGTCGGAACAAACGCTTTAGTAGTAAATACTACCGCTGATTTTAACACAGCAGTTGGTAGAGATGCCTTGACAGCAAACACCACAGGTGCAGAAAATGTTGCCATAGGTGGTAATGCCTTAGATGCCAATACGACAGCTAGTTTTAATGTAGCTATTGGAACATCTGCGTTGGGTGCAAACACTACAGGAACTAATAATGTAATGGTTGGTACTAATGCTGGTGATGCTATAACTACATCTAATAATAATACAGGCGTTGGACATGATGTATTAGGTGCTAACACAAGTGGAGACCTAAATACAGCTATGGGTAGCACTGCTTTAAATACTAATACTACAGGTGCTAACAACACTGGTATTGGTTATGCAGCCTTAACAGCAAACACAACAGGTTCAGATAATGTGGCTGTCGGTATGAACTCCTTACAAGCTAACACCACAGCTAGTTTTAATGTAGCCATAGGTAAAAATTCTATGGAAGCTAATACAGAAGGTGCTAATAATACAGCAGTTGGTAGAGAGTCATTAGCAAGTAACACGACAGCATCAAATAATACAGCTATTGGATATAACAGTTTACTAGTAAACACAACAGGTGCAGGAAATACAGCAGTAGGAGCCTCTGCTTTAGATGCAAATACTACAGGTGCTAATTTAGTTGCTGTAGGTAGTGCAGCACTTGGAGCTAATACTACTGCTGATAATAATACTGCTATTGGTGCAGCAGCATTATTAGTAAATACTACAGGAGCAGAAAATGTTGCTATAGGAGTACAAGCACTAGATGCCAACACAACTGGTGCTAATATTGTAGCAGTAGGTATGCACGCTTTAGGTGGTAATACTACTGGTAATAATAGCACTGCTGTTGGACATGGTGCTTTATTTGCAGGTACGACAGCTAGTGAAAATACTGCTGTTGGTTTTGCTGCTGGAGATGCAATTACTACAGGTACTAATAATATAATAATAGGTAAAGGTGCTGCAACTAATCAAACCACAGCAAGTCATAATACAGTCATAGGCACTGATGCTGGTTCTAATATTACTACTAAAAGTGAAAGTATTTTAATAGGTCGTGAAGCCAATACAAGTTCTAATACTGCATCCGAATTAGTTATAGGTAATTCAATTTCAGGCAAAGGTGATAATACAGGTTTTATATCTCCTCCTGGTGGTGGTAATTTATTTCAAGGTACTAACGCTACAACTTTTGCACAAGTTTCTGATGCAAGAATAAAAAAGAATATTGTAGATAATAATAATGGCTTAACTAAACTAAAAGATATTCAAGTTAGAAACTTTGAATATAGAACTGAAGAAGAAGTTACAGAATTACCAAGTAATTTATCTGTAAATCAAGAAGGAATACAACTAGGTGTTATAGCACAAGAAATAGAAAAAGTTTTACCCGAAGTAGTGATAACAGAATCAACAGGAGTAAAAACTGTAAATCCAGATAATATAACTTGGTATTTGGTAAATGCAGTAAAAGAACTATCTACGCAAGTAGAAGAATTAAAAGTTAAATTAAACGAAGGAGAATAATATGACACAAACAGTAACAGAAGTTTTGACAGCAGGAACAGATAGCGTAAATCTCATAGATGGGGTTAAAGCTGGAAGTTGGAATGTTGAAGGCATGACACAATCTGAAATAAACGAAATGGTACAAAAAAATGTAGACCATTTAGAAATTATTTTAGAATATGCACCTGTTGATAGTGATGATGATACGCCTAATGTTAAAGGAGCAGCAGATAGTAAAAAAACTACTCATGTTGCAGCTATAGCTACTGGTAAAAAATACATTACTGACAATAGCTAAATATGGCGGATAAAAAAGAAACTGTTGAGGTAGAATTAACACCTGAACAACAAAACTTTCAAGCTCATATACAAAGCTTGACCACAAAAATATCACAACATCAATTTGAGATTGATGAACTTATGCCAAGCTTAAATATGTATAAACAAGCTTTAGCAGAAAGCATGAAAGATCAAACTGATAAAATACAAGAGGAGAGCGAAAATGACAATAATTAACATTCTAGTATGGATTACCGCTATAATATCTATAGCATCTGTAATAGCAGCAATTACACCAACACCAAAAGATGATCATTGGTTTAGTCATCTGTATAAAATTATTGATTGGTGTGCTTTAAATGTTTTAAAAGCAAAGG